AGTCTGCATTTGAAAAGTCAGCCTGGGTTTACCGGTGTGTCGAAATTATAGCTTCCAAGATTGCATCTATACCTTGGGGCATTTGGCAGGGAGATACAAGAATTGAGAAAGCAGAAATTATATTCAAACGTCCCATGCCTGCAATGACCTCATCAATGTTCTTTGAATCGATTATCGGATGGTTGCTCTTACGCAATTATGTTATAATCAGAATCAATACACCAGAGCTTGAGGTACTTGACTCAGACATGATGCGCATTGATATTGATGCCAAGCGCGTGCTGTATTATCGCAACGGCATTCAGGAAATATATTCATTCGATGAGGTTGCAATGTTGAGAGGCTTCTCGATTCGTAATCAAGTTGTTGGGTGCTCAGCTTTATCATCCCTTACCGAGAGTCTGGCATTACAGAGCAAGACCGAGAGAGCTGCAAATCTACTCATGGACAAGGGTGCGATCATACCAGTTATTTTCACCACGAAAGAAAAGAGCACCGAGAAGGAAGCCAGAGCAATGCAGATCATGTGGGAAGACCGATATAGTGGATATGATAATGCAGGGAAAACGCCTTTCCTTTGGGGCGGAATGACTCCTGAGAAGATTGGTCTTACGCCATCTGATATGAACATTCTTGGCCTGGAAAATATTACTAAGCGGCGGATTGCAACAGCATTCGGAGTGCCAGAGATCTACCTCAATGAACCATCGGCGAATTATGCAACGGCTGAAGTTGAATCACGTATTTTTTTTCAGAATAAAATTATTCCAATGATTACAAGAACGCAAGAGCAATTCACATATTTTATTATTCCCAAACTAAAAATTGGATCAGGTGAATTTATCTTCGATTATAAGCAATGTCCGGAGATGAAGGAAAATGAAACAGAGATGATAACAACGGCTGTTATGGCATGTGCCAATGGTCTCAAAACAATAAATGAATATCGAGAAGAGTGGGATCTCAAGCCTGTACCGTGGGGCAATCAATGGTGGGGATCTGCAATGCTGACATCAATAGGAGAGTATAATCCAATTGAGGAATCCAGCCGAAGTATGTCAGCACTTGAAAGGATGATAAAAGAATCGTTGACAGCAACCACAAAAGGTGCAAAGATTAATCTATCGGAAGACGCAAAGGCGTTGATATGGAAAGGATTTATTATGCGCACTGAGCCACAGGAGAAAAAGTTTGCATCTGAGATGATTAAGTATTTCAGAAAGCAGGGGCGGGAGATTA